CTGAACACTCAGTTCTATTATGAGGGTTAATACCAAAATTTCTTATTCTGGTATCAAGTTAAATAGGGACACGCCAATCATACCAACCTATCCCGAAGATAATACAAAAGGCGTACTAAATAGATTACAAAGTAAACTAGCAGATATGTCTGATTTCACACTCACAAATGCAAATGAGGGAGGGACGGTTAGAAACCTTATTACTATACTTAACTCTGGAACTTATTCCCCAGAATTACCTATTCCACTATTTACTGAGGATGAAATTAAGGCTTTCACAAATGTTATTATGCAAGTCACTAGAAAACGTTCTTCTAAAAAAATACGAGTAGGGGAATTGCTTTCTGAGGTAGCAACAACCTCTGCTACGTCAATTACAAACCGAAGAAGAACATACGACCACTGGAGAGATATGAATACTCAATTTAAATTATTCATTGATACTCTAAATCGTGCCGAGTTTACACCAAGCCCTAATTATTTGGGTGGTTTAATGGAGATTCCTAGTTACATCGTAAGGATGGGGCAAGTTACACTTAAAAAAAGCATTCACCCCCACTCACCTATAGTAGCAAATGTTCTCCGTGCTAAATATATTAAAAGAGAACTAGATGATATAGTCGAGCAGGGGTCATTTAAAGAATACTCTAAGGAAGGTAAGGCAGTAGGAGAGAGCGGCTACATAGATGACACAGACACAGAATATATCTCTATCCTCGAACAATTAAAAAGAGACATTGCTGATTTAACCGATTCTGGAAAAAACCCATTTGTTAGGGGTAGTAGTATAGGTATTGACCCAATACTTTCTATCGTTTTACAAAATGAAGAATTTCCGCTGTTGCTTTCCGAACAACAGTTACAAATTGCAGTAAATAATTTAATTAAAGAACTAACTAAAGAAATACCAGAAGAAAATCTTGAATTTAGTATAGATACTATAGAAGATTACGCTAAAACTATGCGAGACGATTTAAAAAATTATCAACCAATCCAAAGAGATGTTTACCACTTTGCTATTATGGATGGTCCAGAAGTTTCTTTAAAGCAGGTAAATTTTAAAGATATGACGAATGCGGCATTTAAAATAGATGTTGCTAAGTGGGGCGGCGACAAATATGAAATAGAAGAGGTCGATTTTTCATCTTACGCTGAATTAACAGAATATATTAATGATAAAACAAATATTTTAATTAAAAGTTTGGTGGAGTTATTTGATGTCGATGTTTGGGCTAAAACACTTGCTGATGAACAAGAAGACCCTGTATATTCTATAACCTTTCCCGAGCGTAGAGCAAAAGACCCACGGGCAATCGGGGGTGGTGTCGTAGTTCCTGCTTATAGAAGGGCCGAAGTAAAAGAAATAAAAGAAGACCTACAAGACCTATCTGAATCAATTAAAACATACTACTATGAAGGTCTAACTAAACAAAATGTTATGTTTAAGGATTTACCTGAATTTGTTAAAACACCCCAGTATCAGGCTTTAGAAAGAGAGTTATCTGGAGATATTACTGGTAAAATGTCAGCGGCTTTATCCACAGGTAAGGCTACCCCGCGTTATGATGTGGACTTATTTCGTAGCCTTAATGGATTTATTTTAAAGTTAAACAGAGGGGACTTCGGAAGTTATAGTAAAGACATACATAGCGATTCCGAGAATTTTATTAATTCTATTATTAATTTATACAGACCTCTTGAGAGAGATGAGATAAAGAGTATTAAAAATAATTTAAGTGTTGTGCTTGGGAGGCTTCTACATGGATTGTTCGAAGATTCTAATGCGGATTACGAACCTAATAAATTTATGGGTAGAACTTTACAGTATTGGGATAATAAATTTGAAGACATACTGGAACGTACTGGTAAGTCACCAACTCTTTCTTTTGTTAAATTAGGAAGAACACTAGAGAATCCTAAGATTAAAGAATATATTTTAACCGGTACTACTGTGAGCAAAACAAATAAAGAGGGTTCTGCAACAGATAATACTTCCACAAAGGATATAAGAAATGCAGTATATGAAAGTCCTAATAGTTTGATGAATAATTTAGTTAGAGCCAGAGAAAATTTAGGGTCTTTAGATGACCAATTTAAGAAAGCACTTATGACCTCATATGACCTAATTCGTAAAGGTAAAAAATTACCTATCCACGTAGGGTTCTTAGATTCTAATTCGTATTCTGATAATGCTTATACTATTGCTACTATGGAACGTATTTATGGTATAGATATATATGCAACAGATATTGATGTTATTATTAAATCTCAAAACACTACTAAAGAATTAGTAAGTTATTTGGGTCTACCCGAAGAAATGGTGTATCACATAAGGGGGTTGTATAGATGAATATAACAGTCCCAAATAAAGTTTTTTCCGAGGCAGA